ATTTTGAAAATCTGCTAAAGGGACATTCTTAAACACAATATAAGCCCTTCCTCTATACGCTGGAGCATAAGCCGCGCCCAGGGAATCAGACAATAATACGTCGGCAGTTTGAGTTGTTGTGCCAAGGTATAAGGTGCAATACTTTGTAATAAAATCTGATGATAACTCCTTACCATTTACCCTTATTTTTGAGAATGAGGTTATAGGGCCATCACAAAACATAACGGCAAAATCAGCAAAATAATAATAATTGTTTGTTGTTGTTGTGGTGGTAGACTTGCCAGCCTTTCCGCCACCAACGACCTGTTGGGCTACTTGAGTTTGTGCTAATTCTCTAAGCTGGTTAGCCCAGACAAGCATCCCAGGTACTCTAACCTCTGTACCAAAAACTTTAGGAATCGGGATTGAATAACTAGAAGAAGGTACGCCAGTATCAGACATCCTCTGCCCGTTAATAGTCGTCGATGAATTAGAAGAGGGCGTTCCTGTAAGCAAGGAAACAACAACTTGCAAAACAATTGAAATAACAATGCCAGGCAATGCAGCAATAACGGCATCTAATACAGCGACGGCAATGACCGCAATTTCAGCGCCGCTCATTCGATTACCCGGTAACAGTTATTCAATCGCTTTTCCCATTTTCCCTTAAATTCATCTTCAATAACTTTGCCGCGCTCTTGATAGGCATGGATCACAGTATCACCCGTATAAAAACCGACATGGCAAGGATTATTCAAAAAATTAAACACCATAATATCAGAGGCTTTTGGATTATCTGTTGTTTTAAAAAATCTATACAGTGTATCTTCAACTAGGCCAGGCTTAGGGACATTAGAATAAAGCTGTTCTAAATAGCCTTCAGGCATAATCCCAAGGTCATTAAACACGCAGATAATAAGCCCAGCGCAATCAATACCGGCTCTATTTCTTCCGCGATGCCGAAATGGTGTGTCTAAATAACTTCTTGCTGTATCGACTATTTGACTTGCTGAAATCCTGACTTCCATTTGTCAATCCCTGGTACGTGTGGCTCACCTTGAAAATTAATCGCATTAGCAAAGCCAACGCAAGTGTCAAATAATTTATTACAGCCCGCCGTCACTCTTACTGAATCACCAATGCCTATGGCTAGTGGGACTTTTCCATACAACGTTAAAGCACTACCAGTGCTAGTTGATATATCGGCAATATAGCCATTAAGCGCACCGCTTAACCATTCGATTTTACCGTATTGAAAATAATTAGGAGAAAAGCCAGTAGCCGTAACGGTTAAATTTCTCAAGTCGGCAAAGCCTGATACTGTCGTTACTGTTTGCAGTCCGGTTAAGTTCTTTTGGCATCGTGAATCGCCAAATTGCGCTCGGCATGTCGGGCTTGTTAATTCAACGATCTGTTTATTTAAGTAATCAGCTAATGATCGGCATTCAATCCTGAAAATATCATCCTCAATCTTGGTATTGCCTAAGATCATCGTCTTAAGCCAGATTGTATCGCCTGGCGTTGCTGTCGTTGGTAAATTGGTATAATCGACAATGAATATATCAAGCTTCGCATTATCAAACTTGCCGATTAATATATCATTCTTAGCTAGTCCGGCATCACTTAAAACTCCGACTATTTCCATGTTATCAACGCTTGCCCGTGAATCACTTTGCAATGAACTAGGGTCTGTAGCTTGCTGTGGCGTGTATGTTACGCTATTAATAACAAAAGAGTATTGATGATCTGTAAAGCCAAGCTTAACGCCATCCTTGCGCGTAATTAACATACAATGAGCAAAAGTTCCCGCCGGTTCTTCAAGCCTTGTCTGAAGCCATGTATTAACTGTTTTCAAAGTGGAACCTCACGAATAGGCAAAGATCCCATTTGATACTGCCCACCTTGCTGCGTTTCTTGCAAGTAGGTTAATTCAAACTTATCTGTTGCAAACTTTACCGGCAAATCAAATTCAAAGCTTGCTCTCAAGACATGTCCTGATAATGGTGCTGTAGTGAAAGTTATAATACCGGTCGTATAATCAGCAGTATACGCGCCAGCCGCGCCGCCGTTGTCCGTAACTGTTAGCGTCCCTGAGACTGGCTTGATAATGCGCTTTGTATAAGTGTCCGTTCCGTCTGAATAGTTTTTATACAACTGGAATATCTTATTTGTGCCGTTAGGCGCTGCCAATAATTCGTTAGTTCCTTTGTAATCAGTCCAGTTCTTAAACCTGAAGCCCTGGTTTTTGCCTTTTCTATTTTTAAAAAAAGATGAGATATAATCCTTTTCAGTTCTTAATATGACTCTATTCCCAATGTCAACGCTGTATAAATCATCTATCCAATTAGCGTTAGAATAGACAAAGCCTGAAGCACTAACGACTTCATAAGTGTTAAATTCACTTCCACCAGAAGCACCGACGCCCCATTGTATATTGAGCCTGTTTTCACTGAAGTTCATTTAGCGCCCTAATGATATTAAGTTCAGACTGCTGCATAGATAAGATTCTAGCCCTTATTATAACAAGTAATCGCTGCAATATTATACGTTTTATGTTATAGCCATGTAAAACAATGCCGGTTTGTTTCGGCTTTTCAATCGATGTCTTTAAGCCTTCTTTAACGTGTAGCCACATTTTAACTCGTCCTCAATAATGCACGTTGTATACCTTGACCCGCCGCCGCTGCTATTTGTAACTGTGATTGCCTGGTTTGCTCTCCCGTTACGCTGAAATGATTATTAACAACCATAGGCTGACCGCCACCACCATAATTTTTAGCTGCGCTCACTTGGCGCTTGCTTAACACAATTTCGCCCCGTTGAAGGATTGCCGGTATTTCATCAGGATTAAGACCAGCAAAACCGCCATCATGGTACTTTTTAGCCCCTAGGAATACACCAGGATTGACCGCCCTGGCTGTACCGCCTGAACTGCCAACCTCACCGCCATCATGGAACAAATTAGCAACAAAGCTACCAGCCTTGCCTAATAGCTTACCATACCCGCCAGCGTCTTTTACAGCGCCATTCAAAGCGTCGAATATTTGAGAACTTGCCGCCTCTGCTGCAGCCTTTCTGATAAAGTTAAGGAAACCTACCAGCATGCCATCAATGCCATTTTTAAACGGGTCAAATAAGAAATCAGCGAAGCTATCCTGTATGTTTTGCGCTGCCCGTTGACCAAAAGCGCTTAATTGGTCTAAATCGGTTACTGCTTTAGATACAAAATTCTCATTGAATCCTTTACTTAACTTTGTCGCCTGCGTGTTAAATTGAGATTCGTTAATAATGCCTTCATCAAGCTTTGAGCGTAATTCCTGAATAGCATTATTAAATGAGTCTAAGTTAATATCAGGATCTATTGACAAATCATCTATCTTTTTGCCAATGTCATAATACTCGTTTGCGTCTGATACAAGTTGATCCCATTGCGCCTGCTGTCTTTTGTTTGCTTCAATCTCTTGATTTAAAAATACTATTTGCGCTTTTTGTTTTTCGCTTATCTTTGACAATGCACCGTTTTGAGTATCATACTTAGCCGCCGCTATCCTGGAGCCATCACCTAATAAGGCAATCTCTCTTTTTAGCTGTTCTATAACTCTAGCGCCTTCGTCTATCGTTGTCTTTCTGCTGGTTGATGCTGACCTGGTGCGTGGGATTCTTACGGATCTTGGAGAGCTTACTTTTGTTGTTCCTAAAAATGCCGATACTCTTTTTTGATTTTCAACCGCTTTAGCTGCCTGATCAAGCGCGTCTTTATTGCTTATCCCTTGCGTACCTGTCTTTTTAACGCCATTATCAATTTGATCAACCAGCTTGGCGTAGTCGCTAGATGCTTTCTGTATGTCCTGGCTAAATCGTTGATCTACTTTTAGGAACTGATTAAAATCAAGACTGGCTAGAGCTGCTGCCTTATCTAATAACGCGCCGATACCTAAACTAGCTCTATGAAAAATATCAATAGCCGCTGCTGTAACTTTTGCCGCGCCATCAATGCCAAATTTGAATAAATCAAAAGCGCGACTACCTTCGCTGGCTGATGAGTTGACATTCTGGATATAAGTACTTAACGCCAACATTGCATCAAGAATAGGCCCAGCTAAAGTAACGCCTAAGCCTTGAAATTTTGTCGTCAATAAGCCGATAGTATCATTTAACTGATCTGATTTATTAGCAAAGTCCTCTGTAACGCCGCTTGCCTCTGTTCCTTGCTTAACCATTTCGCCCAAGGCTTTTCCGCCTTCGGCTAATAGTGGCGCGACTTCTTGCCATGACTTACCAAGCGCTGCGGCTGCTAATGCCGCTTTTTGTTGCGGCTCCTCAATGCTGACAAATATATCTGCAAGCTGCTTAAATGCCTCAAGCGGATCTTTTGCATCAATACCAAGCTGCTTGAACTTATCGCCATTCTTGCCAATGTTTTGACTTAGTTTATTGATTGCGTTTGCAGTGGCTTCTAAATCGGATCCAGACTGCCCAGCGGCAAATTTTAATCCGGCTAATTGCTCAACCGCCAAGCCTGTTGTTTTGCTTAAGTCCTTCAGCCTATCGCCGGTATCAATAGCGCCTTTAATTAAGGCGCCAAATCCGGCTAAAGTTGCAGCGCTGGCAAGCTCGGAGAAAGCGCCCTGTAATATGCCTCCTATGCCGCTTGCGTTTTGACTAAATCTATTTAAATCCTGTGTGACATTAGCAAGCTGACGCTGTAAATTATCGACTCTAGCATTAATATCTATCGTTACGTTAGCCAATGTTTAATCTCCTTGCTAGATCATTTGCGCCTGTTTCAATGCCGCGCTTAATTAATGATTCTATTTGTGATTTATTCGCATTATAAGTATTCCTTATAAAGTGCGTTCCTGATACCATTTTACCTGTAGCAACTGTTTTGCGCCCTGATTTTAAACCAGTTGAACCTATTCGCCTTCTTTCTATCGGGCTTTTCCCTTTTACCTCGTAACCATCTTCGACCATTTGAGCATAATAAGCATTTTTAGCATTGCCATAACGACCGCCGCCACCTGTCGCACCTTTACCGCCTTTTTCTTTCGGCCTGATGTAATAGCCAATAGTGCCGTCAGTTCGTCGCTTGTGAATTTTGGAAACTTTAAAGAAAAAAGACCGCTTTAACCGGCCTGCCGGGAAATACTTAGAAGGCGTTTTATTAATTGGTGCGGCTGCTTGCAGCTTGCCTTTTAATAGATTAGCGCCTGAGCGAAGGCTTAACGAAACGACTTTATCAATTAATTGATTGCTATAATTGCTAATGTCTCTAACTGTTTCATTAATGCCTGTGACGTTTATATCTATGCTCATAACGACTATTCTTGATCGAGTAAATGGTCACGAATTGAAACCAAGTCATTGATAAAAAAGTCAATCTTTTCTATTCCATAGACTTCGCTTAGTATTGGTATAGCTTGCCAGTCTATTTGCCCTCCCATGTCACGCCAAGCCATCAAAGCTAATTCTAGCCCTATCCCTGGGCGACCTGGCTTAACAGGAAGGCTTTGAAGGCTTAGCCATTCTCTGGCTTTTTTCCGTTTAGCTCTCTTGCCTCATTATGGCGCTGGTAAGATTCCATAACGCCATTAATAATAGGCGTCCATGCCTCTGGATAATCGCTTATCCATTCAAGGAATACTTCAGAATCAAATGGAACCGGAATAGCAGATCCACCAGGGACAATATCAATTTCCTGAAGATTCCAGTCAACGACGAACATTTTTAATATTTCGTCGTTACTTTTCCCTGACAAATAAGCCATTTGTAAATCAGTCGGTCGTGTAATTGTAAAATTAAACTTACCGACTGTTATACTAGACTTGCGAGCATTCCTTATTTTTTCAATTAATGCGTTTGACATAAATTAAGCGCTGTAGAATGTTGGTAATCCGTTTGCTGTGATAGTTGCGCTTGATTTAAGTACGTCTTGCGCTTGTCCTGATGGTACACCAACGTAACCAACATAGCCCGTAAACACCTGAACAACTCCGCCAGTTCCATAAACGAATTTAAATGACTTCTTAGCCTGGGCATTAGAAGCTGTTACAAGTGCTTGCTGGCCTGAGTCGGTCAAATCCCATAAATGCTCCATTGTGAATGAAACCGGAGACGCTGATCCAGGAATCTGAGATTTAAAGTTATTATGAATCAAAGACGTATCTTTAAAGTCAAATTCACCACCGCTTGAAGTCATATTGGCGACTGTGGTGATAGTCGTTCCAAAAGTAATCTTCTGAACGGATCCGCTGCTAAAAGTATCCATTAACAGTGTACTGATACCAGTACCGCCGCTAATATCTTCAAGCTGAAAGGCTGTTGTAGTAAAGCCGCCAGTGGCAACCCTAAACACCCTGTCATTTAGTTGGAACATACCGTTAACCGTCATTAGTACGTAATCTCCAACAACAAGACTGTGAACTGCGCCCGTTGTAACTACGCCTGGAGTGGCTTTAGTGATTGATGATATTGTAACCGATGCGCCCAATGCCGACTCCATAGAGACGGACACGTTACTCATTTTTGTGACTTTACCCATTTTTTTCCCCTTAAAGGATCATTGCGTCATCACGACGCGATTAAAACAAAACCTATGCAGCGTCTGGCTGCCTTTCCCATGCACTATATTCTAGCCTATATTGCAGCGTTAAAACATTAACTTCAGGATCATCTTCAGCAAACTGAAAATCGGTTTGCGTCAAATAAAAACTATCTGCTCCAACAGGTAAAATAACATTCTTTTCTATATCCATAGCGTAGTTATCAAAGTCCTGTTCTAGCTTTTCATCGTCCTGAGTGCCTCTGATCCAGACTGAAATATTAACAT